TTAGAAGTGGACCTTGATTCCGCCCATTACGGCGGACTTGCTTCCTGCAATCCACCCGCCGACATTGGACTTAATCGGGAAACCGACCATGCCAGCGGGCTGGCCTTTTTTGTCCACGCCGACGCCCAGCTCCCACTTGCGGGTCTCATCGACGACAGGCACCTTGATGTCAACGCTCGCCTTGGACTGCTGGTCCAGGGTAATCTTGTTTTTGTCCAAAACGTATTTTTCCGTGTCTGACTTTTTAAATGTCTGTTCGTGCCCATTGACTTTGACCGTCAAACTCTGCTTGGGGATGGTCACATCAACGTCGGCGTCTTTGGGGGACTCCTTTTCGACGTAGCGAACAACGGTTTTCGTTTCCGTATGAATTTTGGCATTCAAATCTTCGTTTTGAGCTGGTTTAACAACGTGGCATTTATGATTTATCATACGGAAGGTAAAACCCGCCACAAAGCCGATTAGAAGGCATACGGCGGTGTAGGCGAAAAAGCGCAATTTTAAGCGGGTTTGAAGCCTAATCATGGTACTGCCCGTCCTCGTCGTAGTGCTGTTGATACCATATCGCCTTACCACGGATCACATCTAACTGATTATATAGTGCTTCCCCCGGGCAAGCCGTCGGCATCAAGTCCCGATGACCTACAACATGATTCTCATCCACTTCAAGTTCATATTTTTCCGTGAGCCATCCAACGAGGATGGAGCAGGATTCAATCTGTTCGGGCGTCGGTTCTCCGACTTCAAAGTTACCACAAACATGAATCCCGATGGAACGGCTATTATAACCGTATGCGTGCGCCCCTACCGTGTCCACTGGGCGCCCCATTTCGACAGTCCCATCCTTGCGGATGACAAAGTGATAGCCGATTCCTGCCCATCCCTGCGCAAGATGGGATTCATGGATTTCCTCGGCGCTTAAATCATCATCGGTAGGATTTCCCGTGTGATGGATGACGAGCAAATCCGTAGCGCTCCGTTCCTGCAACGGTCGAAACCATAATCCATAGTCAATGAATGTGGGTTTGAGCATTCATTCATCCTTCCTTTCATAGTCATCTGGCACGCCGTCGCCGTCCTTGTCAACGAGCTTTGCACCGTAGGCAACGACACCTGCCACGACGGCGGGGGTCATGATGTGGTCAATAATTTTTAGTAACTGGTCCTGCATCGCAATCAACCATGGGTCACGGCTTCCTGTAATCCATGTATACAGCCATGCGTACAGTACCAAGGTGATGGGCAAGGCCGAAAGCCCTGCCACAATCACAATATAGGTCTTGCTTCTGACAGTCACCTTTAATCTGGCGGCCGTTTTTTTCAACCGTTCAAACATTTTCGTTGTTGCTCCTCTAAGACCTCGATTCTATGGCTATTGGACTTACTGCGGGAATCGACCGCTTCCAGCCTCAGCCCAATAGCCTCTCGTCGTTCCCTTTCTTCTTTGATTGTCGCTTCCAGCTTGGTAAGGGCTTGCACAGTACGATCAAGCAGTACTTTCAACGGCTCAATCATACTGTGAATGACCCACAGTAGAATCCCGCCCGTGAAGGTCAGGAGGGCAATGGCTTCACTTAATGTCAGATTCATGATACGTTCTCCTTCGAGGTGATAAATATGAAGCTACCTAACGGTTTTGGGACAGTCTACCGACTAAGTGGGAACAGGCGGCGGCCCTTCGTGGTTAAGAAGACAGTTGACGGAAAACAAAAAGCAGTAGGGTATTTTTCTTCCCATGTTGAAGCACTCTCCTTTCTTTTGAAGTTGAATGGTGGTCAATCCGAAACATTCTCCCAGTGCTACGAAAAGTGGTCAAAACGCCACTTTGAAGGACTGTCACGTTCAAGCGTTTCCGCCTATATAAGCAGTTATAGGCATCTTTCCCCGCTCCATGATAGGCCCATGGAATCACTGAGATACGAGGATTTACAGGCCGCTATGGACGGCATTGAAGCGGGCTACGCCACTCAGAAGAAGGCCCGTGTTTTACTCAGTCAGCTGTATAAGTGGGCCATGAAACGGGACCTTGTGGCCGTCGACTATTCTAGGTTCGTCGAAATCAAGCCCCACGTCCCCGTCCACGTCAAGCGTCCTTTCACGGTCCGAGAAATCAATAGGCTATGGAAGGCGGCTGATGATCCCGACGTTCAGGCCGTGTTAATCCTCATTTATACGGGCCTACGAGTCGGTGAATTCCTTGCCCTTCGCCCTGCCAGCATCAAGATTCGGGAGCGATACCTAGACATCAAGCACAGCAAGACAGTGGCGGGCGTGCGCAAGGTCCCCGTTGCAAGAAAGGTCCTTCCGTTCGTCGAGTCTTTAAAGGCCCGTGGTGGCATCGGCATGGACTACGAGCAGTTTCACCGACGGTTTGATAAGGTCATGAAGACTTTAAAAATGCACCACACCCCGCACGAATGCCGTCATACCTGCGCATCCATGCTTGATTCCACGGGCGCCAGTGATACGGCGTGCCGGATGATTCTGGGGCACGCCAGGCCGGGCATCACCAAAGGAGTCTACACACATAAGGCTCTGGCTGACCTGCGGAAGGCTATAGACCGTGTTTAATGCGTGTGTAACCCGGGCTAGTAATATAGGTAGGAAACCGCTTTGGGAGTAGCTATAGCTGTGTGCTTAATACGGTTTTAAGTGGCTCGTGTCAAGGGGATAAAGTGGGATGAAATGGCATAAAATGGAGCCGTCTTACATCGAGAATGTGCTCTATTTTGCCCACCGATGAACTGCCCCATATCAGAGGAGATGTCCTCGATTTTGCTAGACAAGATCCAAATCAAAAGCTGACCACCCACGGCGTATTTTCGGCTCCTGCATCCATTGAAAATGTCAGCTTCGGGTCAAATACACAAAGCGGGCAAGGTGACGGGTTTGTCATGGATTTCGGTAAAGATGTCCCTCACAACAACCTGTCTCCCTGCGTGGCGGCCTATGGGTGGAGGCGTACCGCATAGCTGCCGATGAAAATGGTCCGCATACGCACACGATTTACTATGATGAAAATTACTGTCCGGTTAGAACTGGGGTCATAAATAATGATTGGAAGCAAGCATTGACCTTACCGAAAGACAAGAAGACTCCATTTGGAATGAAATGGGAAAGCGAAATTGGATACGATGGGATAGGCAGCCCCCACGAAAATATGCAACCTGCTGTTGCCTGCTATTCGTGGTTTAGAACTGAATAGCTGCCGATGAGTTAGCTAAAATCCGAGGGTATATTGCCAACATTGCAAGGCAAGACTTATCTCAACCGATTGGTGTTGGTGGTGTTTTTTCCTTTGATAGTGCTAACAAAGAGTGGCAAGGTTATGCCGTGAATAGCACGCCCGACCAATCCGATATCATTAGATTTGCTGTGGGTGAGGACCGCCCTCATAACACCCTAGCCCCGTCCATTGCTTGTTATGCTTGGCGCCGCCAACAGTAAGTAGCTAATGAAGGCTGTAAGTTGTTATGAGGGCGGTCGTTACCGAAGGCTATTCTATACCCATAGATAATACTATCGTCGAAGGTTTTGCCTATCTTTCCGTGTTGAGCCACAGTTGTTCCTCTAAAAATCCCCGAACAAAAATTGGTGTGGTTGCTGGGAACATCGCACCCAAAGTACCCCTCACAGTGTGCCAACTCCTCGGTGGTGAGCGGATGTTTCCGCTCGCCGTATTTTTGACCGGCAACGTACTCAAAGCTGCCAAACTGGTCGCTCCCAGACCCCTGCGCAATCAACGTGTAGCCAGCGGGCATGGGGCCCCATTTCCCGCCGTAGACGTCCCCGGGGTTGGTCGCAATGGTCCCAGTCCACAGGACCGTGCTGACGGCGTGGGCGGGGTCTAATAAAAACTCCGTGGTCCAAGTCGGGACGCCGCCGTTAACGGCCGTGCAGACGTATTTAACGAACCTCTCGTATCCGTCCGACACATCTCCACGGTCAAGGGTAAAGGACTGTCCGACGTGGGCGGTTGTGGGGAGGACGGTTCCAGAAAGGCCACCATACACTTCTGCCATGATGGCCTGCCGAGCTTCTGCCATGATGGCCTGAACCCATGCGGTCGAGGGGACCTTCTGGGAATTGTCCTCCTTGTCGGGGGACGAAACATAGACGGCACCCCATTTCAGGTTTTCAACCCCGAGGGACCCTTCACCGTCGGCGTTTGGAACTAATGCTCTAGTGGTCATTCTTCACGCTCCTTTTCTTTGTTGTCTGGATCGTATGCAATGCAATCAGGATTCATACATTTTTTTTGCTCGTCCAATTTGTGGGCACAGTACGGGCAGCGCTTCGGAACTTTAAATTTCATGGTTCAACGCCTCCATTTCTTCTTTGTAAGCCTCCTGCAAGGCTGAAAAATCCTGTTTGATGCTCTCTTGCGCCGCTGAATCTCCTCGTAGGCAAGCGATCGTAAAAGTTTTGGACAGTTCCCTGGCTTGCTCGTTGTAATCGGCTGTAAGGGCTGTTTTAGGGCTTATATCAGTTGGCTTTGGCTGTGGATGCCTCAATCCTTGAGCATTAATCAGGGATTGGATTGATGCGATAATGTTCTCATATCCTTCGTTTGGATACGGAAGAAATTCACCATCTACCACGCAACATTTTTGGGTCTCATCATAGATAATGGATTTGGGGAGGTCGCTAGGCCCACCATCTACCAAAAAATTATCGTACGAATCAATATAGGTTTCATTGCCGTCGATAACGGTAACTTCTTTGTTCAAAATCTGAAAAACATGCATTTTTATCTCCTTTCACTGAGAGGGAATTAGTTCCCCACAGCCACACCGCAACTGCGGCAGTTAGTGGGAATCACAATCACAATATCCAACTGTCGGATTCCCTCGGCGACAACTGGAACCAGTACAATAACTGCGCTCACAAGGGCCGTGACGGCTCCAGACGTTGGAAGGCCTAACCCATTTCGTACGCTGGCAATCATTCCCATAACATCACGATTGCAAGCACGGGCGGCGGGGCCGCTCATGAAAACCGCATGCCGTATAGCGGCGTAGCCTATTGGGTGCGGACCCAATAACATACGCCTTGGAACGGCGGCCTGTTTTCGTGTTTTTCGTTCCCACCAATAGGGGCAACAGAGATAGACGGGGATAGGGTTTCAAGGACGTTTCGAACCTCCATTCCGTGGTCCTTGGTGCCACCTCCCGTTTCTTCACCGCTGATAACGGTTCCAGACCACCCGTCCCGTGGCACGTCCTTATATTGGTTGGTGGATGAATAGTTTGTGACGACGCCGTGAATCTGTGCAACCCTAGATACAGACAGCGTAGCGGACGCAATCCGAGGCGTGATTTTCGCCATTTCTCTCTCAGTGAGTTGGTGTTCCGCTTCGCCGCCCGTGTCCCCGACTTCGTACGTGTATTTCTTCCCGTTCTCCCAATATTCGCCTGCGCCGACTGCTACACGGCCCTGCAACGTCCGTTCCCACGTCGTCCCACGCCATATCTCGTTTGGGTCCGTGCCGTCAGCGAAAGGCAAGATGATTCCTTTCGGATAGAGGATGTTGACCAGCTCAAGCGGGGTCATTTTTGCCTTTTTCCAGCCTCCTTCCGCTGATAGGAATTTCTCTCCGTCCCCTGCTTGCGGCTGTGGGACAAAGCCCCGAACGCCGTTAGCTGTTTCCGTACAGCCCTTGAAATTGGAATGGGCGTTAGCGTCATTGACGTGGAAAGTAAAATCTTCTAGTCGGGCGTACTGGCTCGACGCAATCTCGACACCTACCGACGTAGCGTTTCCGACCGACGCATAAATAACGTACTCCTGAACGTCCATTTTGTGGGATTTGTCAGGAATCCACGAACCTTTTTCAGCGTCCTCGGCGTAGGCATAGCCAAAAAACAGTTCTTCGCCCTGATAGCCGCCCCAACCGCTATCCGTGAAGCTCTCACTAACGACCCTTGCCCAAACGCCTACTTCGGTCATGGAATAGCCTTCTTCTACTTCTTCATTGGAATAGGCAAAATAGAGGGCTGTTCTGGCTTCGTCTACGTCAGCGTTTTCGACTTCGGCGACTCGGGTAATATCGCACTCCATTGTTTTTTCAATCAGCGACGTTCTGCCGCCACCGTCCGTATTAATGCCCTTCCCGATTTCAATCTTTGTGAAGATTAATGGCTTGCCCATGACGGTTGACAGTTCAATCAGCCGAAATCCGTCAGTGCCAGTAAAAACATTCGAAAACTCGCTCATGGTTCACCTCATTTCAATCTAATCATGCCGTCTTCCGCAACGATAAAAAACTCGTCCTCATCCCCGATTTGTGCCGTGGGATTCTGTTTAACAAGGTTCCCGCCCCGCACCATCACGGGCGTTGGCTTGATGCCGTTAAAAGTAATGCGCAAATTTTCGGACTTGTCAGGCTCGAAAATCTCACGGCCTACCGTATACGTAACAGCGTAGTGACTCACCACATCGCCCCGCAGCCTGCCTATTTCGCCCTTGCAACGGCGACGAACAACGGCCCCGATATGGTGGGACATTGCAATAGGAACAGTATGGGACAATTGCAAGGTGATGTTTGCGGGGATGATTAATCTTGCATAGCGAAAAACGTCGTTTGCCCGCTCGGTCATGTCATCAGCTAGATCAAGGATAGCGGCGTAGGAATTGGGGAAAACCCTGATTCGTACGGCCCCCTTGTGATACATTCCATCAGTCAGCCGTTCAAAGGATTTTTCCGTGTATGGTGTGGTGCCGTTTACCGCCATAAAGATAGCGGCTCGGCGGTCGTACAAGGTGGCATCTTCTGCCGGAAAAAGTCCCAGCATCCGCTCCCACCGCTCCACCCCTTGAAGGTCGGTCGAAAAAATAAAGGTGTTGGCAAACCACGCCCACACCTTTTCATAAAGCGCATTAAATTCTGGATTTTCTGCCGCCGCTATGGCCTGCATTTCCCGTGCGTTTTGCAACACCCACGGAAAATAGCTCTCAATCCGCACGGCTCTTGATATTTTTTCCATGGTCAACCCCCACTAATGTCCGTCACATCGCCAATGGTGCCCAGTGCATCGTCTGGCAACTCGACGTTTTCCTCTGCTCCGTTTAAAGTCGTATGGCTAATATCAGAAACGTATGGGCGGGACAATAAACGGGACTCAATTTGTGAGACTCTAACAACGATTCCCCGATTTTCGTAACGGCTTGTGGAAACAACTTCGGTTTTTTGCCAACCCTCGTTAAGCTCTGAAAAATACGCCTGAATCGTGGCTTTAATGTCTGAAAGGGCCGTGGAAAACGAATCCGTGCCTGCAAACTTGATGTTAAGGCCAATAGCTATGGCCGACTCTTTCGCCCCCTCGACGGTCACACGGTGGCCAATAGGGGCAATGCCTACGCCTAATTGCTGATACGTCACGGGGTCTATTGCTTCCTGCACCGACTTGACCAGTTCGCCGTTTGGAACTTTGTTCTCGCTCGTCGTGAAGACAATACGGACCGTGCCGCCTCCTTTCCAGACGGGGTAAACCTTCACGCCGCCGACGCCTTGCAATTTCCCGACTTTTTCCTGATAATCGGTAATATTCCCGCCGTACGCCTGCGTATCAAAGGACTTCAAGTAGCGTTGTCGGAACGCTTCCGTTTCTTCTTCGTCTTCGCCTGGCACCGTCAAGGATACGATATTGGCCGTTTCAAGTCCACGAACGTTGTCAATCGGTATGCAGCGCCCAGTTTCCTTGTTCCCTGCGCTTCCCGCCGTTTCACATTGTGCAATCCACTTGGTCCCATCAGCCGTCAACCTCCGAACCACAAAATAATTCACGTCGTCGACGGAAAAACGGCTCCCTAAAGGCACGGTAACGCCTTCTGGCGTAGTTTCAATCGTGACAAAGGCGAAAGTCGCTGTATAGGGCTTTAAGCCCCTATCCTTTGCCCTCTCGATTAAATATTCACGCTCTGCCGTGTCCCCGAAAGTATTTTTCAGGAAAAAATCAAGTGCCGCATACATAAGCATGAATTCAACAGCGGCGGGCTTGGTGGCGTCAAAAGCAATGGACCCCTCCCGCTTGTCAATGTCCTTCGGCATCCTTTCAAGCATCCGCCGTTCTATAACGTCCTCTGTTTCTCTTTCGTACATTAAATCTTTACCTCCTTTCCTGCATCAAAATTGCCGAAAATCGTAATGACCTTAAATCTCGTCAATACGTTTCCCCTCTTGTCGTGTGCCAATTCAAAGGCCGTTGCGTCAATGATACGATCATCAGCGACAAGGGCTTCTTTGATTCGCCTCGGTATCTCGGGCAACACGTAGGCAATCGGCTTGCCGAAAAGGTCCGCCAGCTCGACGCCATAATTCCACGAGTAAATCGGGTATCGGTATCTTTCCGTGTTCAGGATTTTATAAATCGCCTGCTTCACGGCGGTTAATTCGTCTGCCGTAGTTCCGACAATCCTTTCCCCTTCGATGTCCATGACGTAGGTTTTAGACGGCCAGTTTTCAGCCGTCTGGACCTCCACCACGGCCCCGCCTATATCAAGGCTCGTATCTGGGACTAATGCCATGTAATCACCCCCATTGACCGCTAATATTGGTGTGGTCCTTAATACGGGACATTACAACGTACTGTTGACCGCCTACCTGCCTTATCATCACGACTTTTTCTCCAACTGCCAAGCCGTTATGGACAATAATCTTTTTCCGTCCCTTATAGTCGTGGTTGTGACTTGCGAAAGCGGGGTCACCGCTCCCGCCTGCCCTGTTTTCCGTCGTGTGCGAAACAGTAATATCCACGCTAAAATCACGAACAAGGTCCGTTAGAATCAAATATTCTTCCTTCACGATAGTTCTAGGGTCGATACGGATAGCAAGTGGATTTATGGTTTCCACGGTCCCCAAAATACAGTCAGACAGCTTCATGTCATTCACGTTTTGGGCCATTGCGGCCTGCAAGGCTTGATAAAGGCTAATATCACTCATTGAGCCAATCTCCTTTTAGGTCCAAGTCCATCGTGTGGACATTGTTAGTAAATCTGTGAGTAACGCTCTCGACAATAGCAATATGGGCTTTTCTCACGTCTTCCTTTAGGTCACTGTCCTCGGTGGGAATATTAACGTACAGCATGGACCCACCTCTAATTCTCAGGTCACCCGCTTGCTTGCGAACTTTTAGTGTCCTTCGAATGTGGTTATGATGCTCCAACAATTTATTGGCCATTTCCTGCGGGTCCATATTGTTCTTCGGATTCACGCTTTCGAAATATTGCAGCACGCCCCATTGCTTTCTCGTCTCCGATTTTTCGTAATCCTTATTGTTTGCGGGTGCATAAATGAGCTTATGGCCCCCGTTCCCATCGTCCACAGACAACTTGACAAGGTTGTACACATCCTTGTCAATACTGCTCGTGTACTCAAGGTTTTCCGCTGTTTCCGAGTCAATATATAAATCCGTTTGCATGGCTTCCACGTCGGTTAATTTTAGCTCGCCGCACTCATCGTAAAGGACAAACATCTTTTTCGTTTTAATCATTGTTAGGTCAAGTGCGTTTTGCGCCATGTCCAATATGGTTGACCCATCTTCCCGTCGTTTCGGAATTTTATAAGCCGTGTCGGCCATCTCACCGCATTTGACTTCAAAGTCTTCTGCCAGCTCCTTAATGACTTCGGTCGCCGTCTTGTTTTCGTACGAAAAAGAATCCTTATTAAGCAGATAGCGCAGTTGGTCGTAGGCCCTAACGGTCCAGATTCTTTCACGGTTTCGTGCCTTTTTGAAGACGTAGCCGTGAAAGAATTGAACACCGTTGTACAGCACGTCCACAACATCGCCATGATCGATTTTTAAGGTATCATCAATAACAGCCTTAAAGTCAATCTTTCCAGCCGCTCCCTTGCGGTGTATTTCCCATTCAAGCCCATCAAGGACCGAGGGAATGTAGTATTCCCCCGTCCGTTTGTGCGTTATTACGACGGTCAACCCGTCCCCGCCCATGAGTTTCGTCAACTCGCTCATAATCTCAGCTTCTTTCCCGCAACGTTTGCAAGCGGATTAGTGATAGCGTTGCTCCTCATCACGTCTCTAAAATTGAGCTTCCCGCCGCTTGCAAGTCTGCACACCTCCCAGACGGTTGCGTTCCTTGTCACGTCCGCTACTGTCGGCGTTTCAATTCCATAGGACGGCCGGGCATCATTGACAATCAGCCGTTTATTGCCGTTTTCATCCGTCTCCATGCGGGCCGTCTTGGTCCCAAACGGGCGGTATTGTTTCAATTTCAAGGGGCAAGTAACGTCAGTGCCGTCCCTGTCAGCGTCTTCGACAATGGAATAATCTTCTAGCGTCACCAACATATTAGTGGAAAATAAAAGGTTGTAACCGCTCATTCTGGACACGATGAACCTAAACGGCTGGCGGCTCGTCTTCATGCCTTCCAGTATGTCCGTGTAGAAGGAAGAACCCTGGAACGTGAAAGCGTCTTCCACGCCTAAAATACTTTGCGCAATGCGATTTCCTGCCGTCTTCAAGAAGGAATTGCCAACGCTCTGGCCAAGGCTCCCGATAAGGCTAGAATCATAGTCGGCCCACGGATAGCGGGAATTTGGAAACCTTGCATCAAAGCTAATTTCCGTCAATCCCGCATCCTTGATTAGATTCGCTTCGCCCTCGTTAATCAAATCAATGGTTTTATTCTTCCCTTTGATTTTTACCGTCATTTTGGCGGGCGGCACGGGCAATTGCATCATACCGAGGAAAAAATAGTACATCAAACATGCACCTCCCTTGCGGCCATGGTCATGCCGTTATAAAGTCCTTCGGTCAGGCGGTCAACAACGCCGTCAAGGTCCATGCCGTTATTGACTTCGTTCTTCACTCCGCCCATCTCGATGGTGACGCTAGCCGTAGTGTAGCGGTTAATGGCTTCCCTTTCTGCGATTTCCCGTAAATACCGTAAATCGTCTTCGGAAGCGTCAAGGGCATCGGCCGCCCGTTTCCCTTCGGCTGCCCCGTTTCCCGTGTTGGTTCCAATATCGTCCAATGCATCAACAATTGCGCCATTAGGCTTATACTGCCCTCCGCCAAGGTCAGGCATATCAAAATTAAAAATGTTTGCCCCCACTTGATAGCCTTGCCCTGCCGCCGCTCCAATGTCGCTGTACTCAATCTGATTCATGAAGCGGCCGCCAATCTCTTGTACCTCTAGGCCGCCCCATTGGACATGATCCCATTTTCCGACTTTATCCATGCCAGGAATCTTATTGACTAGATCAATGATTCCATTGACAGCACTTTCCACCAGTCCGACAATACCATTCCAAATCTCAGCGAAAAGGTTTTGGATAGCGGCTAACGGATTATTCCAGACACTCCCAAAGAAATTCGCTACAGCAATTGTTATGTTCGCAAAATAGACAAATATATTACGGATAAATGCAAACGCTCCGTAAAAAGCGGCCACAACGATTCCCGTTGCGGAAACGCTCGCCCCCGCAAAATGATTAAATGCCGTAACGCCTAAATACAGTGCCCCGACAATCAGCACGATAACGGCGGGAATCCAGAAGAGAGGGGACGCATACAAGGTAGCGTTTAAGGCCATCATGGCTCCCGTCACGCCGCCCGTCGCAAATTCCATAGCAATAAGTGCCGCCGTGTCCATGGCACTGGCTACTGCATGGGCAACGGTCGCCCCTGCCGCAACGGCCATAGTGCCGGCGCTGAAAATCGCCTGTGCCGCCATTATCCCAAGGGCCACGCCTATTCCTATGGCTAGCACCTTAAAGCCAGTCATATGGCGAATAACGAAGCCATACGCCCTATTAATCCCACCTGCGATAGCTGTCATGGCTCCCATCACCGTTCTGGCCACGGCTAAGGCAATCGGCGCAATTTGTCTAAAGGCGTTCCCAATGCCCGCTACGGCGTCCTTCACGGCTTGAGAGTTGGCCATGGAAGATATTTCGGCCATAATCGGCATAAAAGCGGCTGTAGCGGCGTTCTTCATGCTCGTGAGATGGTCACTCCACTTCCTCGGCATTTGGGCAAACCTTGCTTCGATTTCCTCATCATTGCCCATGACGGCATTTTTTATTACATCCGCAGTAATGGCTCCCTCTGCCGCCAGCTGTTTGAGCTGGCCACGGCTTACGCCCATGGTCCTAGCAATCATATCTTGCAAGATAGGGGCGTTTTCCGTGATACTCCTAAATTCGTCGCCCTGCAATCTCCCAGACGCTAAGGCTTGTTGCAACTGCAGCAGTGCAAATTTTTGGTTTTCCGCACTCGCTCCGCCGATGACGAATAGTTTTTGTAAGCCCTCGACAAATCCTACCGTTTCCCGTGGGTCGGGAAAAGCGTCCCTAGCATTGACAGACAGCCCCGCAACGGTTTGTGCCATTTCCATGTAGGACCCTCTTGCCCTGTTAGCCGATTCCATAATGGCTCGGTTCAAGAAAACAACGTTTTCTTGACTTCCCGCAATGAGCTTTAAACGGGCGTTCGTCCCTGCGATTTCGTCGGCCATACTCACAATGCCAGACAATCCACTGCTAACCATGCCAGCGACGTTTGCGGCGGCGTTGGCCAAGATATTCCCTAAGACAAAGCTCTTCACCCCACTCATGCGGTTTCCTAGGGCTTCCATGCTGTTTGCGGCGGCTCTCGTCGCTCCTGCCGTCCCCATCATCCTACTGGCGGTATCCTCGGCCCTATCGCCGATTCTTCGCAGCACATCGGAAACGCCATCAACCAATTCTATCGTGTCAGTAATTTTTGCCATCTTCTCACCGCCCTTTCGACGCCTTGTCTACCTCGGCTTTTTCCTTCTTTTTCTGCTTAACGTACTCGTCGCAAAATGCGTAGATAACGGCCTGTTCCCATCTCTCCATGGCGAAAAATTCGTGTGGTAAGATGTGAAATTTCACGAACAGAAGATAAAGAATGTTCGTGTCTGGGTCGTTATCCTTGATCAGTTTTTTACCGTTTTAATCTTGTCCGCAAGCTCGGACTTATAGCCTGCGGCCGCATTCACCGCCTCGATAAGGTCAGCGATTTCCCCAGCAGTAAGTAATTCCTTGAGCAGTGCCTCGGCTCCTACCACGCCCCAACTGTCTTGCAGTTCGGCGTCATTGAGGTTCGGGAAAACGACGGCCTGCAGTACCATATCAATCATGGCCTGATTCATGTTCGTTTCTTTTTCGCCCTTGCCAGTCAGCTTGTTAGGCACCGTACGGGTCTGTTTTTCAATGGTGGCCTTGATGTCATCGTAGCTCAGGACTTTAAGCTCCCAAAAAACGGGTTCGCCGTTTTCGTCCTTAATCCGCTTGGAAGCCTGATAAAATACCGTCTTATTGACTTCGACCGCATCCCGATAGAACGCTCTCATGCTTTTGATTTCTTCCATGGTTTCCTCCGATTATAAAAAATGAGCCGTGATTTCTCACGGCTCCATAATTCAAGCCTGCATTCCGTCCAAAAGTTTGAACTTCTCTGGCTGTCTCACGTTTTCAAAAGTGAATTTAATGCTATCGCTCAGCCAGTCACCGTCAACGTCGAAAGCCGTAATAGTGGCTTCGTCGATGTTGCAGTTCTCGAGAACCATAGAGGACCGCCCAGCGTTAGAAGTCGGGTCCTCCGTCACGACCTGCAAATCGAAATACGTATCAATTCCCTCGTTCAGGAATTTGAGAATCATATCATCAAACAGGCTAGTATTTTTGTAGATTTCGAGCGTCCCGCTACCTTTGGCGGAATAGCCTTTATTTCCCTTCATCGTTCGCCCAAGAATAGACACTTCTTTTTTCTCTTTTTCCACCTTTGCTTCGAGCTTTTTGGCCTGAAAAAGAAGATACCGATTCCCGTCCACAGTAATATAGGCGTTCGCCAGCTTCGCACTGATAACGTCGCCTGCACGCATGGTTTTTAACGCATCATTTGCCATGTTCCTTCACCCCCTTTATGCCACCACAACCGTTTGATAAAGCCTCTTCATGCTAACGACGGTATCCACGCCGAACTCCCAAAGAACTGCGCTCTTTTCGTCGCCCTGCACGGGTTTTGCAAGGTCTTTATCCCGATAATTTTGGATTGCACCGACCTTTTGGTACTGTTCCATGACCTTACAGCCGTCGGCCCAAAGCATATCCCGACCATCATCGCCATTTCCTACCTTCCCGAGATAGGTCTTGTTAAAGAGTCGTGCGAAATCAATAGCCAAGTTGTCCAAGATTCGGATGTTCTGGTTCAACGAAAAATCCTTGTTCTTCGTCTTTAGGAAGGTGGTGAAAGAATTAATATCTTCGAGGATACAGACATCTCCATTCACATTCCCGCCGACGGGGTCCGTCACGACATGGAACGTTAACAGCCCGTCCCGCTTGCCTTGAATCAATTCGTATTGCTTTAATTTGCACGCAAGATGAAACTCGCCATTGTATCTGGTATTAGTAAGATCCTGATTGATAGGGCAAGACGCTTCGGCACCAGTAAGCCAGTATACAACGCTTCCAAGCTCCGCACCGCTGTCCGTGACCTTGTTCGCCTTATTCACGTTAATCACGCCTTCATAATCAGGCTTTTCGGCCCCATACAAGACGACTTGGAACTTCACGCCTTCATCGTCTCGCATCCGCTTTACAAACGCCATTAATAGGGCCTGTACCTTAGCGTCAGTCCCAGCATATCCAAGCGTATTAAAGTAGTATGGCTCAATCAAGGATAAATATTCTTGATAGTCTGCCACGGTTACGGTTTCTCCGTTTGTGCCTCCAGCCAGTTTGATAGCGGCGGCAGCCGTAAGTTCCCCATCCTTCTTGAAAACAACAAACTCGTTATCTTCAAGGTCAGAAGCCTTTGCCACACTCTGTTTGTCAACTGTTTTCAAGACACCATCAGTAGTCAAATAGGTGTACACAAGTTTATTGCCCTCAATATCGGGATCATCCATCACGCCAATACTCAAATCATTCCCGCGTACCCCCGTATATTTAGCCTCTCCGAGGTCACACGTAGCCTTAGTACCATTTCCATTAAGTCGGTAAAAATATCCCGTCTTGAGGTTAATAAACAGATCTCTAAGCCCTGCCATCTTGTCATGACCATAGTCATAACCAAAAATAGCTTGGCTATCCTTCTGGAATTCTCCTGCATCCACTTTGAAAATCTCGCCACTTGGCCCCCAGTCAAGTTCAAGCGGCATTGTTCCATATCCACGATCCGCAATTGATGCTTCCGCTCTAACTTTACTCACAAAATTGATGTATGTTCCCGGCAATTCCTTATTCTGGAAAAGCCATGTTCCTCCACCTAATGCCATCTATAACACCTCCTCACAGATTCACAGAACGTTCGACCTTATGTTCTAGTTCTGACTTAATCAACGCTTCTACATCCGCCTCGCTATACAACTTTCCTTCTTCAAGGACAGCCCAAAGAATGTTTTTGTACGGTTCCCATTTTTTTGCCGCAACAATCGTATGAGCGTCCATCTTCTTCCCGTCAGTCTTCTTCGCCATGCTATCCCTCCTTTTTAGGTTTAACCTTGAGCGATTCCATTTTTGGCTCTTTGGCCGTCTGCACCGTCTGCCATTTGTATGTCACAAAAAAATGCAAGACTCCATCCGTGACTCGGTAGCGCATCTCGCTTCCCATGAACTTGCGTCCGCCTGCACTGATGAACTCGAGGGCGAAAAACAGCCGTTCCGCTACGTCAATGATTTCTCCCTGCAAGTCCTTAATTTCTCCCCGCTCATTAAGTATGTACCAAATATCCAAGTCCATGGAATATTGAAATCTGCCTTGCACAAGCCGTTCAATCTCGGCATCATCCAAGATTTTGATGCGCCATAAGGGATACGTCAAATTCGGTCCTACGTCGTTAATCAGGACCGAGCATTTTTCCACCGTTCTCACGGCTTCCGCTACCCCGTCCAAGATTTCCGCCATCATTGCCATCAATCAGTCACCCCCCTTGCGATTTCTCGCAACGCCTTTTTAATGGCTACGTTTCTGGCCTTTTTCACGGCTTTCACGGCCTTTTCCCGCATATTCAGGCCATCCACCCACGTTTTGGATAGCGCCTTTCCCAAAAGCGGGACGTAGCGGCCACGCTGTTGCCTATGACCATCATTAACGTAGGAAGCGTATGAAGCAGTGTTCCCAACAGTCACGGACACGCTTCTAGTCGTCTGTGAGCGGTCCACAACTTGCCATGACCGCCTCATATGCTCCGTATTGCTTCGATAAGTGATTCCCGTCTTTGGGTCCTTTCTCTTGAGCCTTTGGCCGACGGGCGTATTCTGTTTTGCCGTCCTTAAATAGGCGTTCCCCATCGTGTCCACGGCCTTAACCATGGCTTCATGGGCTTCCCCATCGGTCAGCGTCCTGCAGTTTTTCACAAGCCTCATCATGCCGCTAGTGGTCAGCTTTACATCAGCCATTTTCGCTATCTCCGTACACGTCACGGGCCTCCAGTACAATCTCTGCATGGCTTCCATAGACTGCCGAACAGCTCGCCGACTTAAAATGGAGCGTACGGCCAAAATGCTCAACGTCAACCTTCGCCCCTGCGGGGATCACAATTTCAGGGCTGAAAAACAGCTTCACGTCTTCCGCCATTGCGGGGACTCCATCCACCATGACGACTTGACGGCGGCCATAAGACAGACGGCACGGAAAAGGTTCGGACTCCGTTTCAACCGCTTCTAAAACGCCGTTCTTCCCTTCCCGCACGTCCTCAACAATAGCCACGGCCATATCTCGATACAGGGACTCAATAGCAGCCGTTACCAATGGATTTTCCGAAAGCACACCAAATCACGCTCCTTTGTCAGCTCGTCGGCCATCTCTTCCAACAGCTCCTCGGGGGTTTTGCCGTCAAGCTCCACTTTGGTGTCGCCTTCCTGAATGGATTTGGCCACGGACAACGCAGAATCGCCTAGGAGCGTTTTTTTAGAAAGACGAATATATTTCCCTGCGACCGCCTGAATAATCCACTCGTTCAGCCCGCTAGGAACTTCCGTGACATTGCAAAAATTCTTAACATGCGCTACTTCCGCATCCGCCATGATTTTTAAAATCTCAAGGCTTTCGTCAACCTCAACGCCCGTTAATGCTGTCACCAGTCTTGCGGCTTCTCCTGCGATGTCCATGGCCATTCCTCCTATTCCTTTTTGCCCCGCTTTTTGGGCTTTTCTTCTTCGGTTTCGCTTGTTTCCTCAGCTTCTTCCGTTTCGGTGACTTCCTCGGCGGCTACCCTCGGTTCTTCGTCCTTCTTTTCGTTCACAGGTTCAAATCCTGCGAAAACCAAATCTGCAACACGTTCAGCCGTGTCGGCGTACTGTACTTCGTTAAGCCTGATTAATTTCACTCTTTGCATTGCAACCTCCAGTTAAGCTCCAATGTTAACCCACAGTTTCGGCATTTGATTAACAGGAATCCACAAATCATGGAATTTTCGATAGTCGATTTTCCACGCATCCGCCTTTTGGTTGGTATCGGGGTCAAAGATTCTCACCTTGTCAGTCTTGGATACTGCGATAGGAAGGTCTCTCGGAATGATAATCCAGTTAATATCCTTTGCAGCATCATCAGCCTTGAACCCGCCTTTTTCCTGCTCACTCGTCGTTCCGTCGTTAAAGACATAGGCCGTTTTCATTCGTGCGGACGGAACGCCAAGAATGGGAACGTCATTAAACGTTGAAACCTTGTTCTTGATTTTTCCCGCATCAAATTCGGACATGTTGATGTACCGATTAATGCCCTTCGCATTGTTCAGGATTCTTCTAGACTTCGTGGACATGATGATAACAAGGGCGGTGCTTTCGCCTGCAACGTCCTGAATGTTGCAAATGTCTTCGTCCAATTTTTCAAGAATGGTAGCGGCATCGAGCGTAAATCCTTCCAGTACTCTTCCTTCTGCTTTGGCAAGGGCCGCAATTCTGGAATAGCGGTAGGAATCTATTTCAGGAATCACCTGCTCTTTCTGAAAGGTCCCAAGTACAGTGCCAGCATTGGCAATAAAATTGGACTCATTTACATCCATCGCATCGAGGTGAAAAGTGCGACCACGGTCCTGCGTCATCGTGTAGTCACGATATTTCAACGTCACGGAACCCTGATTGAATCCTTTGTCACGGTCATATTTTGCAAGGCCAGTGGTAGAGATCTCTGGCATCCTCACCGTGTCCCCACCGTTATAGATAACGTTTCTTGCGTTCGCTTCCATCCATGCGGACGTTGCTCCTACGCTTACTTGTTCGTCAAGCTTCGTTTGGAAAATCTTTGCCATTTCGATGGTGTTAATGCTCATTCTTCATCTTCCTTTCTTACAGTCCGAGGGCTTCCCCGATTTCCTTCGCAATGTCGGCCCCGCCCTCAGATTCTTTCCCGCCTGGGTTCCCAGGCTGTAAGCCGTCAATCTTCGTTTCCTCGAACAGATAGCCGTCAGAGTCCTTCAATGCCTTGAGCTGCTCTTCAAGCCCGCTCACGGTCCCATCTTCATTGAGCTTCAACTTTGTCCCATCCAACAGCGCACGCACAGCCTTTGGATTTCTCGCCTTTGCGGCGGCCACGGCCATATCTACGCTGCTGTCAAATTTAATCTTGTCAAGGTCAGCTTTATACTGCGCTTCCCGCTCTTTAGCTGCCTTCTTGATGGCATCAAGCTGTGCGGTCAAGCCCTCGTTGTCTTTGTTCTCCTTGCGCAGTTTGTCCAGTTCCCCGCCCATGGTTTCCTTCTCGGCCTTTGCGGCCTTGAGTTCTTCCAGTTTGGCGTTGAATTGGGACTTTGCTACAAAGTTCTTCCCAAGGTCATTCACGATTGCTTCCGCCTGCTCGTCAGTCAGCCCAAGGGCCTTCAATTCGTCTTTGGTCATCGTTCTTTCTCCTCTCGCTTCGCTTGTTTTTCGACGGCTACACCCGTCGTTGCAGTCCTGTTCTTTTTCGCCTGCAGTGCTGAAAAGGCATAATAAAAAGCAGTCCGCAAGGACTGCTTTTTAATCTTCTCTTTCGCTCTCTTCTAAGAGCTTGTAAAATTCCTCGTAACTCTTTCTGGCCGTTTCTGGGGCCTGCTCCGTGAGCTTGTAACGGTGTTCCTTCGTGTCGTAGAAATACCACTCTTCACGGTCCATGAAATGCGGAACGTCGTTAATCTCCATCCTTAATCAGTCCTTTCTGCTTTAGCCACTCATTCATAGCCTTCCCCAGCTCGTTCGGCTCGCCAAGTTGGCTGTTTGCGAACACCTCGGCGAAAAACTCTGCCTTGTTCGTCCTTCCATAGCGGGATAGGTGCTTTAATAAGTCAAAATCCTTGTTCATCCTTTCCGCAATGGCTATGATTTCGTCAACGATTTTCTTCTTTGTTTCGTCATTGATTTTGTTGTACCACTTGTAGCGCGCTTTAACGGTCTTTTTGTTCATGTCTATAAACGCCCTAGGGTCTTCCGCAGTCCATCCCTGCGCCTTCATCTCTTCGGCTACGATCATATTTTCGAGGATGTGCCCGTATTCGTGTGTGACATTGTAGAAAAGGGCGTTTTCCGCCTTGCACGGCATACTCCAAAATGACTTAACGGCTTCTTTTGTCGCTTTCACAAAGGCTTCTTTCGCCTTGTCGTAATATCCACGGTTTAGGTTTAATGCTTGGTCAAGCGGGTTGACTATATACATTCGCACGGACGCTATGACATTCTTCTGCCGTTCCGTGTCCAGCTCCATATTGCTTGCGGCCTTAATAGCTCCAAATTTTTCGTCTAGCCGTTTAAGCTGTCCCAAACATGGCTCCACAATGTCGTGCGTCAGCTTGTCTAGCCCCTCGTCCGCGACGTAATTGAAGCCGATAGATAGCGCAATAGCCTTTATACGCTCCTTCGGGTCCTTCGGTAATGGTGGGTCCGTCTTCGGCGCCTTCTTCTTCGGAGGCTTTCCAAGATATTTCTCGGCCCACTGGTCGTACGTCAGTTTGCTTTCGACGAACTCGGTTTTGCGGTCGCTCCTTGCAGCCCTTGTCCCCCCTTCGTCAGCGACTTCCGTCACCTCGGGGATATACGGAACCGTCGTGGACCTGCACCACGGGTGAAAAGGTGGCATGGTCACGCCTGGAACTGCGTCCTTGACGTTGTAACGCTTGCCATCTAGCTCCCTGCATATCTCACTGGTTCGATTGTCCAGCGTGGCCAGTATCTCGTATTCATCGACGCCAGTTCTTTGATAGGACTCTAGAATAGCCTTCTCCGTGACGTGGGCCGTTTCCGTTTCCACTAGCCTTCTAGCATTGCTGTAAGCGACGTTAAACCGTTTCGCAAGGCGCTCACTCATTCCGTCAACGCCTTCCTGCAGCATCATGGACTGGGTCAGTTCTCTTTTAATGGTCCCTGCTAGCTCCTTGCGGTTCTGCCAGATTCTTTCTGAAAAGTCCCGTCCGTCAGCGGCCCAACGCTCTTTTACTGCCTGTTCTACCTTGTCGGTGGGTAGCCTTGCAAACGGCTCAAACCTTCCCTTCGCCTTATACGTCTCATACGCCGCCTTGTAATGCGTGTCCTCATACGTCTCTTTGAGCATATCAGCAGTCTTGACATCCAACTGCTTCCCTGCCTTTTCCGCATAGAACGCCGTCCTAATCCATAGCTCCTGCGCCCTCGTGATCCTTTGACGGATGGAAGCATTTTCTAAGGTCTGAATAACGGTCTTGTCGAACTCCTCAGTCAAGGCCAGTTCCCTGTACGTCTTCAAGTCCATTTTAAATGCTTTTAGCTCTTTGGCATCAAGGATTCTCCTTGCATCCGCTAGGCTGATTCCATTCACGCTTGCGAACCTCGCATACCATCCTGCCACTTCCTTCTGGCACTGGCGCAAGGCATCGCCGTATACCTCTTTTAGCATCTCTGAGCAATCGTCAGCCCGCTTCATTTCCAAGGCTTTGAGCCGCTCAAATCGCTCAGCCCAATAATTGTCCATGGTCATTCACCCTTCGGGAACTGGTCCATTCCTTCCATGGCTTCCGCCCGCTCTTTTTGGACTCTCTCCAGTTCTTTGGCCGTGTCGGTCGTCCACGGATGATTAGATATAATGGTTTCATCGCTCAGGATTCCGACGGAGTTCCTGCAGTTGGCAATGGTCTCCGCTTCGTTCGTCTGCATATCACGGTTAAATACAAATTCCACTTTGCTTGTGGCCTTGATTCCCTTCGCCGCTAGATATGTGTCCACAAAGCCCATCAGACGACGCAAGGACGCTTTGAATTGCGTTTCCATTTGGTTGGCGTCTAAATCAATATCGCTGTAAGCGGCTTGTATGTTCATCTGGTTCGCCGTCCCGCTCGTAAATCTCTCATCCTTTGCATCGAAGCCACGCCCATTTTCTATTATTGCCCGTTTAAGGAGGTTTTGAATCAGCTGAAAATTCTCGGGGTTGACTTCAACGTGCAATGCCTCAACTCCGCCATTCTGCCCATCGTCACGTCTAATCTTGACGGCTCCGTAGGTCATCAGGTTGCGCCTGAACTCTCCAAGATTCTCCCCGTCGTAGTTATACAGGACTAGGACCGTGTTTCTGATGTCCTCACTCGTTGTGTCAGCGAACCAACTTGTAAGCTGATTCAAAGCGTCCTGCAAGCATTTCACTTTGCAGATTAACGGCTGTTCGTGCCGATTCCGCTTAAAGGCCACCAAGGGAACGTTTGCCCAATTCATCGGCTTTCCGTCGACAGTCAGATAGGCGGCATCAGGCTTTTCGCTGTCTGGGATTAATCTTTGATTGTCATACACAAAGTATTGAATCCCATTTTTGGTATAGTATTCCGCCTTGTAAACCGTCTCTTGTGTCCTTCCACGATAAACCGTAATCGGATAAACATAAAGGGCCGATTCCAGAACTTTGTGCTCCTCATCGGCCCAAAATGGCAACACCCTGTCGCCACGCAGCATTTTCACTTTTAATTTTCCGTCCATTCCGACATACACGAATTGCCAAGCGATACCGCAGTTAATGGCATTCTCTCCAGTTGCCTGCATCGTCTCCCAGTAATCATCCGTGAATATCTCATCAAGGCCCTTTGTGTAGGTATCATCCTTGCCCTCGGTCTTGATTTCGACAGGCTTCCCCAATAGATAGTTGTTCTTTTGGTCCACCAAGATTCCGTACTGGTTATCCATGATTTTGAAGTTGGGTAAATTTCTCACCTCTACAGGATTGCCAGTAGGGCCGATAGCCCTTCTTTGCTTCATTTCAATGTCTTGACGGTCGGAATAGTACGCAAGGCCCGTCATCATGTCCCTTCGGGTCTTTCCGTCCCACCATCTTTTGAGCTCCTCTTCAAGAAACTCTAAATCATTCATGCCGCTTTCTGCCCCTTTGCGTACGAGGGCGTCAAAGACGGCGTTAAGCGCGTTGTGAATAAACATTTTCTTTCCCTCACTTAAACGAATAGCCGTCTTCCCTCACGGCATCCATGATTGCGTAACGCATCGCATCCATAAGATGGTTATTAAAGTCCTCTGGGCGGTTAATCGTTTCGCCCGTCTTCTTGTCCTTGTCCCAACAGTAAGTACTGATTTCGGTCAAAAAGGACGCACATCGAGGATGTACAACGATATGGAAGTTTTGAATCCGCTGGATTCCGTGATTAACGGAGTCCTTGCCCTTCCTGCTCGGCGTGACTCTCCTGATTCCATCGTCCCGCAGCTCGGCTATTGATTTAGGCTCTGCACTATCTGCCACAATTCTTTCTTTTGCGTATCCACGTTCTTTTATTTTGTCCGCTATCTGGTGATTCGTAAGTCCACGCTCGTAGATTTCATCAAATACGAAAATCGTTCTCGCTCCAACATCTACCAAGCCGCAAAAAAGGGCCGTAGGGTCATTCGTATACCCAAAGTCAAGGCCAAACGCCGAACGCACGCCAGGCCGCTTCCTCACCTCGTCGATGTTGAAAATCCGCTCTTCCCAGCTGTCGTATACGATTCCTTCGGTTATCCCCCAGTCACCAAGCCCAGCCACTCTGTAGCGGCGTGGATTCTTCTTCATCGCCTCGAATAGGGCAAGGTCGGAGTCCGATAAAAATTCGTTCATCATGTAATTCGTGGTGGCTGTGAACAGATTTTCGCTGGGCTCAGCGTCAAAAAACCTTTTCTTGAGCCAATGCCGCTCGCTCCACGGGTTGAACGTGATTGTAATCTGGGTAAACAGGCCCTCAGGCAATTGCCCACGAATTGACTCATCTAGTCGGTCGAAAGCTTCCTCGTCAGTGACTTCGTACGCTTCTTCAAGCCACATCCAGCAGAGGACCCCTTTCGGTACACTGATTGACGTGATTTTCAGCGGATCATCCAGCCCGACGAATAAAATCCTCTGTCCTGTCGGAGTGTAGATAAGCTCTAGAGGACTTTTCGTGACTTTCCAATATCGCTCTACCCCTAGACGACGAATTGCCCAACATAGGTCGGAAAAACAGCTGTTTTGAAGTGTTCTATAGACTTTCCGCACCACCAGTAAATTGGCGTCTGGATACTTCATCAAATTAAAAATGAACCACAAGGCCGCCGTCTTACTCTTCTTGCTCGCTCGGCTCCCTTTCACGACTCGATACCGCCCCTTGAATCGCCAGAACGCTCCATAATGCTTTCCTACAATGTCTGGCATAAATATCTGTTTCCCCGTCTTCATTCTTCAATCTCGCTTTCCCCGACGAACACGGGAACATCAGAAATCTCTACGGTGGCGGTTGGATTGTCGCTCTGGCCGAGGTAGTTCTTCCCGAGGAAAATGGCCATGGCAGGACTCTTGTCCGCAAGATGGAATTGCTTTCTCCGTAGCGAAACATGCCCCAACGCTCTTTTTTCCCTGAAAACTTTGCAGAAAGTTTTGCCGTAAATCCTTCTGCACCATTTATTGAGTGTGTGCGGTTGGACGTCCAACACCAAACAGATCTCTTCTTCCGTTGCCTGTATGCTGCACATCGCCTCGAACTGTGCTTGACTGATGGTCTTTTCAGGTCTTCCCATTTTCTTCTTTTCCGCCATCCCCCTCACCTTTCTTCCACTTCGCACTTAATATCTTTGGTGTGCAATTTCCCCACTCCACTTTGTGATGGATTCTGTAATGCTTATCGCCCATCATGAACAGCTTTACGCACGACGGTGAAAATATGACGGAGTAAAACGATTTGACGTACGTCCCATTGTCTAGATACGTCCCAGTCATTCCGCCTTTATTTGATTGCGTTTGTAACTGATTAAGCATGAAGTCCATAGGCGTTAGTATTAACTTTCCCTGCTGCCCAAGAAGCGTATATGTATTGACATCTTCATTAACTCTCCCGACAAAATCAAAGCGCTTCTCGCTATCGCAGAAAAAAGAATTCATGGCTTTCCTTAATAGCCGTTTTTTTACGTTCCCACCGTCTTTTCCGCCTATGTAATCGCCACCTTGTGCGAACGCCACCGTCAACGCTCCAGAATCGTCTAGAAAATCAAGCATCGCCGTGAATATGGAATTGATGTTCCTCGGGCTTTTACTGACCAGTCGCCCGTCCTCCATGTATCTGTGCGAAAAAGATGTGTAATCATCGTCGAGTTCCAGAAAATAGCGGTATCCACGTTCTTTCGCAATGTCCCAGCACGCATTTCTTGCATATACAATTGTCCGCCTATCCTCGAACGTGTCAGCTGTGTCAAACGTCTTCGAGATAGCCAGCTTATCGAACATCACGACTTTTTCCCGTCCAAAATTTTGGTAATAACGCTCCGCCGTTTCGTCCTCATTGTCAATTACAATTAACCAGTCTCCGCTATAGCCAAGTGATTTCAGCGTTTTCAGCGTGTGTACGCTGTCTGGCCTCCCGTGGCTAAGGATAAACACGACAAATCTTCTATTCCCCTTCATTTAGATCAATCTCCAACGCTTCTTTGAGCTTCGCATATCCGTTTGCAATTGCATCTTCATAATCAATAATGACCAACGCCGACCGTTCCATTAAATCCTGCATGGCCTGTGTTGCTCCTGCATAGTACTCAGCTACGTGCCGATAATTGAACTTTAGGTGCCGCATTGCCGCTTTTCGCAAAAACTGCCGTTCTTCTTCGGTTATCCCTTCAGCATTGTCAATTTCTTCTAGAAGCTCATTCGTTTTCGTCGTATCAACCAAGTCACTAAGCATTGGACTGGCCCCTGTCACCTCGTATTGTGGAACGTTTACCTTCGTTGTGTATGGTTCGTCCCCCCCCGATGGACATTCATCCAAGTCGAATCCAAACTCACCCATGTTGATTCCAGTTATCGCTTCCAATTCTTCCCGCAATAACTCGTCATCCCACGAAGCGAACTCGCTTGTCTTATTATCAGCAAGCCTAAAGGCCCTTGCCTGCTCTTCCGTCAGGTCCTTCGCTACGATACACGGAGCTTCTTTCATGCCCAACTTTTTGGCTGCCTTCAATCTCGTATGGCCTGCAATGATCACGCCGTTCTTGTCGACTACAATCGGGACTTTAAACCCAAACTCCTGTATAGATTTTGCCACTTTGTCCACGGCATCGTCGTTGTACCTAGGGTTGTTCTCGTATGGCTTAATCTCGGATAGCTTTAAATTCACAATATCCATTTCCCTCTCCTTCCTATCCATCCTCCATCCATTTTTGGGCAAGAAAAAGCCCCCGATTTCTCGGGGGGGGGTTCTTCCTTCGCATGAATTTCCAGGAGGGAGGTTTGGACACATCTACCCTTTCGTCCACGCTATTATTGTACCATGTTTTTCCCTCAGTTCATGCTCAAGAAAGTTGTGAACTATGTGTGAAATTGGAGCTCATAAAACACAAACATATTTTTATCCAGGAAGAATCATGTCCGCAAGATTGATCATTGCTTTCCGGTATTCGGACCGCACCCGCCCAACGTTTCCTCCGTCCCCCATTTTTAAGGCCACGGACTGCCATGATAACCGCTCCATGCCACGGCTCTTTACTATCTCTTGTTGCCACTTCGGCAGTGCTTCGACGGACCTGTCAATTCTCTCTAAAAGACTGCAAACATGAGCATATTCAATGCGCTTGTTCGCCAACCGCTTTTCTTCCCGTTCTTTCTCGTCGCAATACGCTTCTTGCGGGCTGGGTTTTTCCCACGTCCCATCGCGCCCCCCGCTCCACCCGTATTTGGTCGTTTTTGCCACTGGTAGTTGATTCAACACCTCTTCGATTTCGGCCATTTCAGACTCAAGGTTATTCTTTCGGACCGTCAAGGCATTGTACCGTTTTAAGTAATCGTCCACTATTGTAAAATATGCATCATTCCACATTAACCGTCTTCCCCCATTCCTGCTATTTCTCGCTGTAAGTCCATCATTGCATCGTCAAACCGCTTCAATCTCTTTTCACCAAATCCAAACTTCGAACGCAATATTTCCTTGCATTCCGCAATTCCAAGGTCGAACACTTGTTTAGAATATTCATACATCCAGGCCCTGAACTTTGGCACTGGCATCTTTTGAAGCTCCTTAACTTCTTGCCGTGCAAGTGGATTCGTCTTTCTCGTCTCCATCGTTCCTACCTTCTAACGCCTTAACTCTTTGCCGTGCGTCCTCACATTGATTGTCCAGCCAACTGATGATGTCGCTCATTTCTCGATTTGCCTTCCTCAGCTTGCCATTGTACTCCTTTAACTCCTTGACTCTCTGTGCAAGGGCTGCGCTGTATCTTTTCGCCCTTGAAAGCTCTCCTTTCAAGCCGTCGATTTCTTTTATCTGCTGCTCAGCAATTAAAAATTGTTTGCTCAAATCACTCTGCAGCGCTACAATATGCGCCTGCTGTGATTCCAATTCTTCTGGTGGGTCTGGTCTTACGAACATTTCCGCATCTTCCTTTCAATTTCCAATTCTGCTCTAATCAATGTATCATGCCATTTTGTGATTTCTTTCGGTCTGTAAACTGAGTCTTTTTCTTCGGCTACGCCCCATTTTCCGTTTTGTACGTCTCTGTATATCATGTAATCCGTTCCTACAACTCGGTAACATGCAAACGTTTGCTCAATCTTCATTATGCCTCCTCGGACTATTTCCCTGTACTCCCGAACCCGCTTTCGCCCCGCTCAGTGTCCCTAACTTCGTCGGGGAATTCGTCGTAGACTACGACCAGATTAACGGGTTCATTGAAATAAATCTGTGCGATTCTATCGCCTATGTGGATGTCACTGTCAGGAAGATACGAACGGAAGTCCCTCTCAAGGCTAATTGCGCGGTAAATAGCGTAAATTTCGCCCCGATAATCGCTATCAATCAAGCCTTGACTGTTCGCCATGATAAGGTCCGTTTTCAGGCCCAGGATGCTTCGAGGGATAAGCGTTGCGAAAACACCTTCCGGCATGGCAAGGGCGAACCCTAACGGCACTTTGTACGTTTCCCCGTTATACACGTCCACGCCTTCCCTTGCGTAGCAGTCCCAGGCCGCCGCCCCTTCCGTCTTCTTTTCGGGGACCTTGCCGCCGTTCACGGGCTTAATGTAGACGACGGGAAGGGTATCCTCTACGCCTGGAATTTCCCAATCGTCGGGGAATCCAGAAAAATTGTTGTCACAAATGTATCTGATGCAGCAATCACCACAGTAATGCTCGTCGCAATATCCTTTAATCGCAGTGAGCGCTTCAATTACTTCTTTTTTTTTCATCATTTTTTCCCCTCCAGATGATTCTATTCATTCTTCATTCTCCTTCCCACAGGCTGTCTGGCGTACCCACGGCCTCGATTGACTTCATAAGTTTGTCTTCCACTTCATCAAGATTCCAATAGCGATCCGGCGTCTTCCCTAACTGCCCAAGGATGCACCCAGTGTCATCGTTAAATTCGCATTCACCACAATGTTTGAATTTTGCGCAATGCTTCTGGATTGTTTTCAGCCCCTCCATGATTTTCAACGCTTCGTTTTTATCCATTTTCCCTTTCTCTCCTTGTTCCTCCTCTGCGTTCCTTTTAGCCGCCTCTGCTTGTGCGTCGAACTCATTATCATACAAAAATTCGATTTCGGGGACACCGTTCTCGCACTGTCTCAACAGGAGATAAAGATTTTCTTCGCATAAAACATCGCTCACATCCACAGCAATCCACGGCCATTTCTTTTTACTCATGAGGTTTTCTCCTTTCCTTCCACGCACATGGTCCATGCTTTCTTCCTCATAACAAACCGGTATTTCTTTCCGATCCATCTTAAATTCCAGCCCCTTGCACCAGATAACAGCTTTTTGAACCGCTTGAAGTCTTGCCGGATTTCCCGAAGCTCATTTAGCGTGCCACCTGTGCATGGCCTGGCATTTCTGAAATACGTTCCCCTTCTCCATCCTTTCATTTTCCCCGCCTCCTCTAGATATTTGCGCTTGCAGCTCTCGGAGCAGAAATACATGCTGTGCCCATGCTGCTTGATTCTGTACGGATACTGTCCAATCGGTGGAATCCGGAATATCTTGCCACACCGGCAACAGACTCGCTGCCGGTGGTAAAAGTCCTTGATGCCCTCATGCATGACCATCGCTGTCGCCTCCTTCGTGTTTATGTTGCCAAAGTGGGACCACGTTGACCTTGGGCTTTTTCTGCCCCCATTTCTGGATTTCATCTGCACGCTGCGTTTGGGCTTCGTCCTCGGTCTTCTTTTCCTGACACAGATCAAGCCACCACTTGGTCAGGAGCTCATGCTTAAGCTTTTTGCCTGTCTTATATCGGTTGATCAGGCACCATCCCTGGTCAATGCCCCAGATGATAAGATCCAGGGCCAGCGCCAGAAGTACCAGGTTAAAAAGGATTGTCGTCATTCTGCATCCACCTCCCTGATGATCCGTCTGATGTGGATCCGATAGATGCCCTCTCCACCGTTTGGCTGATACAGCCTCATGTAGCTGCGCAGCGGCTCATGCCACCCGTGGAACAGCTTGATGTCTCTCATCATCATCTGCATGCCCCACAGCAGTTTCCGACGTTTTTTAGTGTTAGTCATGGTCTTTGCCCCCTTCTTTGATTTTCTTTGGTTCGTCAGTCTCCGGATAGTTCATGACTTCCTCAATGGCCGCCTGCACAAATTTGCAAGCTGGTTCATCAAGATGATGGTCACCGGACCAATGGTGCCAGTCTTTCAGGCTCCTGCCGACGCCTTCATTGATGAGCCATTCAAGGGTTTCAAAGTCTTTGAAATCGTCCAGGCTAAATTCGCCTTGATTCCATATTTGGCTATTGATGTACTCATGTATAAGATGCCCTCCATCAACTTTGAAATTCTTCTCTCGGATTAAATTGATGTATGACAGCTTGTCTTGGTAACGGTAATCTTCGTGGGTCCCCCATGTGTAGTCTCGGAATGAGTCACGGATCTGCTGCCGAAATTCATCGGTTACTACAGAATTGGGCGTAATCCTTACTTCCACGCCCCGGGGGAAATACAAAACCTTGCTTTTCATGTTTCTGCCTCCTTCATTCGTTCTCGACGGTAACAAACATCACCGCTTCTTCGTCCTTAATGGAATTTTTCTTCATGACGTTTTGGCAGTTCCCAGTCACATGGAAGGTCCTTGCATGATAAGCAGCATCTTTTTTTTTGATCATCGGAATAAAATATACAGCTGTCAGGGCGCTCATTCCTTGCCCTCCAAATAATCGATCATGCGGGCAAGGTATTCACGGGCCTTTTTGAGGTCCTCAACACCGTTTTTCTTTGGATACCTTACGAGATACTTGATAACATTCCCTTCGCAAAACGCTAAATAAGAGTCCGTTTGATTCTTTACGAACTTTTCAATCAATTCAAGCGTTTCCCCGCAGTCACGCCAAGTGTAGCGGTCAGGGAGGTGAATCATGTCGGGAACCGTTTGAGGCTTTTCTTTCTCGTTTTGGTCCTTGTTTTGCCCCTTGTCTTCCTCATTGAACATTGCCCTCCACTGGTTCATATTCCACATACTCGGAAACGCCGCAGTTCTCATAAATGCCAAAATCTTTTTCGTATATTTCCCATCTGCGTTTCCCTTGTCGACATTATCTAGCAACCGTTTCCCCGTTTTGCCCACACATTCAGAATACGCTTGGTCAGCGAACGGGCCTCCGTCGTCTAGCACCTCAATCACGCATTCCCCATAGCGTGTGCGCATCGGGCAGTACTTGCACTCTCGATCTCCACATTCGTACTTAATATCAATCAACGCACATTCAATCCTCGCAATGTCCTTCATTTCTCGTTCCTCCCAGCTTCCCATTCCCTGTACAGCCTAAACCACTCGTGTGCGTCCATCGTCACTTTCCATTTCGTGTTGTTTTTTCGATGGAAGACTACAGGAATGTTTCCCGTAGTCTTTCCCGAGTCCCTAACCGCCTGTGCCAGCGCATCGTCAATATTAAGATGTTCAACCCTTTTCACCTCGATATGGACGCCTGGAAGTCCCACCACGTCGGCAGTTCCTTCTGGACTATTCCCACAGTATTGCGCCGACCGCCGAGTTTCATAGCCTTCGGCGCAGCATAGACGCACGACTTCCAATTCCCCTTTCTTTCCCTTCATGTTGCTGTTCATCTTCACGCCCCCTTAAAACGGGATGTCTTCATAGGCAGCATCTCCCATGCTCTCCATTGGTCCTCTCGCTTCCGCATTTGCGTTCTGAGAGGTTTTTTCTCTTGCCTCAACAAATTCCACACGGTCCGCAATAACTTCAGTAATCCAACGTTTTTGGCCACCTGCTTCGTAGCTCCGAATTTGCAACCGCCCTTCAACCAATGCCCGTTTCCCTTTCGTAAGATATTCAAAGGCTAAATCAGCCGTTCGATTCCAAGTTACGATACTGATAAAGTCCGCTTCTCTCTTCCCATCCCGTCCGCTGAAAGGACGGTCAACCGCCAGCGTAAAAGTACACACGCTCTTATCCGTCGGGGTCTTTCTGATTTCGGGGTCTTTTGTCAGCCTTCCCAATAGAATGATCTTATTCATTTTTTTCGCTCCTACTCGCATTATTTTGGCTTAATTGATTGAGCCTTATACTTTTTACCTATTTCGTCCTTTCTCTTCTCACAGCTCAAATTTGGAAGTCCTAGAGGCATTCGTCGTATAACCCTGTCACCGTCCTCGGTTGCTTCATCACTTTTTTGATTCTTTCCCGCTCCTCGGACGTAAATTCGTGCTTCATTTTCCACGCCATTGTCAATACTCTCACGATTTCTGACCTTGTGGCCATCATGATAGCGTCATGGATTGTCATTAACCCACCTCCCGTAGCTTAATATCGTCCTTCTTGCAACGTATTTTTATTTTTTTCTGGCCTGAAAAAATCTGGCTGTAAAAATCATTCCTCACCGCCTGAAAGCCGTCACAAGCGACCAAGGCGACTATTTTAGGTCCGTCGAAGGCATCACCACGAAGACGGCCCTTTAACCCTATCCAACCCCTTTCCCAGCTAGTAAGAGGGGTCTGAACCTCGGTGACATCATCGACAGCAATGAACAGCTCTTCCCCGTCGTCTGGGTAAATCAGCAGCACCGACACGGGGCGGACCTTGTAGCATTCGTTCCCAATCCTTCTGTTCATTCGTTCGCCCTCCAGTCTGCTCCCATCACAGGGACCGCCATCGCCATTCCCATGATTCTGGACGCTATTCTTTCGCCCGTCACCGTGTCCCCGTTCTTCGCTAGGTGCTCGGCCAGCTCCTGCAGTGAGTAGTTACTCGTGAACACTGTTTGAAGCCTATTGGAATAGCGGAAATTGATCAGCTCCATTAATTGCTCCGCAACCCAAGATGTTGCCCTCTCTGCTCCTATATCGTCCAATATCAATAGGTCAGCTTCCTTTGCCACCTTTGACGGGTCTTCCATGCTTTCGTCGTGGTATGCAGCCCGATACTTTCCGAGCAGTTCAGGGACAAACACGAACATCGTAGGGGTGCCGCTCTTTAACCGCTCCTTTGCAATCAGATAGGCTAGCATGGTTTTCCCTGTCCCTTTAGGACCGTAGAAGTAAACCCCGCCCCGCCATCCTCCTCCGACGGTTTGGGCAATGGCCTTTGCTTCCGCAAGGCCCGCCGTGCGCTCTTTGTAGTCGGTCCAAGTAAGGCCGTCAAGGTAAGGGGGTAAGCCAGCCCCTTTCATTAAGCGGTCAATTTTTTCTTGTTTGCGCCTGGCTCGCTCAATCTTGCACATAGTCATGACGGCTCTTTCCCCGCACGCATCCTTGACGTATCTCGGATAGAATCCCCGTGTGGGCTGTCCGCAATGGATTCCATCACAATCACGGCATGTCGCTTGCTTTGCCGCTATCTCCTCTTGCATACTGGGGCAAGATTTCTCGCAAGATTCTTTGACGCTTGCGCTCGACAGCTTCCGATATATCATCGGACAGCTTGATTTTAGGAACGCCAACGTTTGCTCGCTGATTCCCATTCTTCCCTTCCTCCTTCCAGTTCCGCAAGATAGCACTGATGTAATGGATCGTCCGTGCATTTCTTTTAACGGCTTCCTTTGTGGCCGAAATAAAATCTTCTGCCCCATATTCTTCAATAAGACTAATAACATTTTCTTTTTCACTGATACTGGATATGGGATGTATCTGATTTTCAAAAATGGTAACGGCTTCTATTTGAGAATCATTAAAAGAATCTTTTCTTTCTTTTTCTCTGTTATTATTTACTCTGTTATTATTTACTCTGTTATTATTTACTCTGAGTATAGGAAAACTATTTTCTGGGTCTGGGGTCGAACCCCGAAAGCTATTTTCTGGGTCTGGGGTCGAACCCCGAAAACTATTTTCTGGGTCTGGGGTCGAACCCCGAAAACTATTTTCTGGGTCTGGGGTCGAACCCCGAAAACTATTTTCTGGGTCTGGGGTCGAACCCCGAAAGCTATTTTCTGGGTCTGGGGTCGAACCCCGAAAGCTATTTTCTGGGTCTGGGGTCGAACCCCGAAAGCTATTTTCTGGGTCTGGGACTGAAAAAATTGTGTAGTTCGGGGCTTTCCCATCCGATGTTTTGACGACATCAATAAGCCCTTTTTCTTTTAATTGCATCCGTGCCGCTCGTATCGTCGGAGCAGTTAACCCTGTTTGCTCCATCAGCAATTTAATTGGGACGTTAAGAGGATTTTTACGCCCAGCCGAATTGGATATTTGGAGCAGTGCGTAATAAAGAAGGATGGCCGATGACGGGATTTTGTGATTCCGCAGCCAAGCCCCGAACCCATTGAATGCATCGAAAAAATTGTACCGCTCGTCCACTTCCCATCACCTCCTCCACGATTTAATCAAACAGTCCAATTCCTCTGGAGGCATGGTTTCAATCCCCAATTCCTTTGCTTCATTCACGATTTCGTCAATGAGCCGAGCCATTTCGTCGGTGTCGTACGTCGAACTTCCGTAATATGCGACAACATCCGTCATTCCTTCTTCTCGGCCCATTTTCTCGGCAACCCAACCAATGCCGTTCAGTTCCCAGCGCTCAATGAATCTGTCCGCCGCAAAACTCTTGACTTTCACGACGTTGAAACTCCCCACCTTGCGGATGATCTCACGGTAAACGGCTTCCTTCGTCGTCCTTACCACTTTGGCGATTTTGTCCATCAGCACCCACGCATACGCATTGGCCGACAGGCTTCGTTTGTCACGGATGGGGTTAATCACCAGGTCATACGGCTTTTTCCCGCTTTGAATCTTTTTCATCAAATCAACAACAGCCTGCTTGTCTTGCGCCTGTACGGTGATTTCCAGCTTGACAGCGGACGAAAAAGGACTCACGGAGGGCGGTTCCATCTTTAAGATTTTCACAAGTAATTCCTCCCGATTAAGTCCATGAACTCCGCTAGTCTGTGATTCTCAAGATATTTCTTTTCGCACAGACGCTTTAATTCCAAGTCCAATTCACGGTTAAAATGAACACCGTGCGGCCCTGTGTGGCAATCATTGCACAGCGGGACGATGAACCCTTCTTTGTCACTGATTTTGCGGTTTGCGGTTCCGTAAAATACATGGTGGATGGCTTGCCTAGGCCGTCCGCAAACATAGCACCAGTCTAGGCAGTCCACCAGTATTGACTTATGCATGATTTATCGGCTTCCGAATCCGATCCATGCAGAACTGCCATTGCTCTTCCGTCATGGCTTCAAGACTTTCAGCTTTGACGGCATGAAGCATATTTTTCAGGCGCTCGGTGGCGGGGATTTCCCAACCTTCTTGCGTGGCTTCGATGGCATTTAATAGTTTTGTCTGTTTTTCCTTGCTAATCGTTTTTTGCACCCGCTCAGCCACCTTCTTTTGCTCTCTCTGCTCATTTGCGAATGCGTCTGGGTCCTTAGTATCATCAAGAAGGAAAAGGTCCCCTAACGCATATTTGGCCGCATACGATCTCGTTGATCCAGTGACTTGGGCATCATCCATTTTGGAGCGGTGTTCTGGCTCCCTTGCGAATCCTTCCGTTTCAATCGCAAACGGACTATGCCAATCGGTCAAAGTGGCCGTAGTCCTCATATAACGCCAGCCATCAATGACGACTGGAAGGGCATGAAGGGTTAATGCGAATTGATATTTGACGCACAGCGGTTTCGCTGCAGCCAAAATATCCTCAGCCGATCGATAATGAAAATCGCCGAATTTATTGTATTGACTCTTTGGTGCCTTCATCTCGTCTTGCATTCTTGCCAGTCGCTCGTGAATGCTCATTTCGCTAATTTGACGTTCTTTCTTCTCCTGTGCCATTTATTTCACCTCGACGAAAAATCTTTTGTCTTGTTTGTAAACAGTCACGCCTGGAATAACTTCCCCCGTGTCTGGATTGATCATATTGTTCCCGTCAACCTTCCATTTCTTTTTGAGTGCGGCCCAGTCAATTGATTCTTGGACCCTGATATTCTTCGGATCTTCCTTCTTGACGTATTCAAGCAGCGTTTTTTCGTCCCGCTCAATTCTCGGTGGAAGATTCCTAAATCCGTATCGCCCATCGGGCAAGTCGACAGACTTCTTTTTGCTTAACGCCAACTGCGTTTCGGCGAAAATCATCAATTGGGCCCTACGGCTTTCCATCTCCAATTCCCTTGCCGCTTTTTTTCCTTCGAACCATTTTTTGAATTTCGCAATTCTTTCTTCAAAGTCTTTTTTGATTTCTTCAATATCTGCGTTCAGCGCTGCCAGCCTTGCCAAGGTCCATCCCGCTTCGTCTTCCGTATTAATTCTGGCATTTGGATTTTCCATGCGGTTTTCGTCGACTTCATAAAGCACAAGATCCATTTCTTCTTTTAACGTTGTCATTCCGCTCCCTCCACGAAATTGCTGATTTTCTCACGTAGTTTTTTCAGGTCGTTTTCCAGCTTTTGATTTTGTTCTTCAAGTTTTAAAATTTTATGGTCTTTTTCGTATGCTTCATGCCAGCAATGGGAATGAGTCATTTTGATTTCGATTAATTCCCGATATTCAATTAACGTGATTGTCACTGTTCTGGCTTCTTCGTTTGCGTAATCTCTGGAATCCAGTTCTACGACGTTCTTTTTCTCTTCCAT